ATTGCTGCCGTTCAGAAGAACGTACAAGGCACCTGTACGGTGCTTCAATGTGCTAGAGAAGGTGGTGTAAAGAAAGTCATCTACTCATCAACCTCATCAGGATATGGGAATAATACATTCCCCAATGTTGAAATACAACCAGATGATTGTTTGAATCCATATTCAGTGACTAAAGTTGCTGGTGAGAAACTATGTAAGATGTACACTGAACTCTTTGGATTAAAGACTATTACATTTAGATACTTCAATGTCTATGGTGATAGAGCACCTAGGAGGGGTCAGTATGCCCCTGTAATAGGCATCTTCTACCGCCAGAGAGAAGCAGGAGAACCACTTACTATTGTTGGGGATGGAGAGCAACGTAGAGACTTTGTGCATGTCTCTGATGTGGTTCGTGCTAACATTTCTGCTGCCCTTACAGATGTAGATGACAAATCTTATGGTAGGGTTTATAATGTAGGTTCCGGTAAGAACTATTCAGTCAATCAAATTGCTGGATGGATTTCGGACAACCATAAGTATATTGATCCCCGTGAAGGTGAAGTAAGAGTTAGTCTTGCTCACATTGAACTTATCAAGAATACATTTGGTTGGAAACCACAAGTTGATCTTGAAAAATGGGTCAAAGCACATGATTAAAGAAATACAAATAGTATTGTGGGGATGGGTTTCCGAGTTAGAGTATAGACTTTATCCTTGGAAAACATCCACTCCACCTTCTTGGGTGGTAGAAAGGTACAATATTGATGCTGGTATCATTAATGATGACCACGTATTTGATAATGATTCATTACATTATGACTGGCTAAAATCACATGATGACAAGATCAACCGTCTTCAAGACGAAATGATATGGGTAAGAGATGAAATTCACAAATTAGAAAATCATGCTGGGATATAATCATCTAGGTAAACTGGGACAACTTGGCAACCAAATGTTTCAGTATGCCTCCTTGCGAGGTATTGCTGCTAATAAGGGATATGAATTTTGTATTCCAGATCATAATGAATTAGTCATAGACATCCTTGGCAATAAGTTAAGGATAGAAATAGACGAACCGTTTGTGTTGAAGAACTGTGAGTTCAGAGACAATGTGGCAGAACAATATGTTCAGGAACCTGGATTTGCTTTTTGTCAGGATTTGTATGATAATTGTCCTGACAATGTAAGTCTCGTTGGATACTTTCAGACTGACAAGTATTTTGATAACATTGCTGATGAGATCCGAGAAGACTTTACATTTAAGGATGAGATTCTAGAACCTTGTAAAGAGATGATGAGTGGATTAAATGCCCCTATCGCTCTACACATTAGAAGAGGTGACTTCATTAAGAACTCTGGTAATCATCACAACCTAGATATTGATTATTATCGGAGAGCACTTGAGATGTTCCCTAGCAATAGGAACGTAGCAATATTTTCTGATGACCCTCAATGGTGTAAAGAACAAGAGTTGTTTGATAATGATAGATTCTTGATTGCTACTGGAAACAGTAGTTATGTTGATCTATGTTTGATGACACTCTGTTCTGACTTTATCATTGCTAACAGCACCTACAGTTGGTGGGGAGCATGGTTAGCAAACAAAGGACGAGTCATCGCACCTTCTCGATGGTTTGGACCTAACAATCAACACTTGGACACTAAAGACTTATACCCAACGCACTGGGAGATTATCAATGGATAGAAACAAAGCAGTATACAAACTCAAAGGAATTGGTCCTATCTATTGTATCAATCTGGATGATCAACCAGAGCGATGGAACTATATGGAGGAGCAGTTCAAGTATTGGGAGATTGAGAACTACCATCGTGTGTCTGCCTATGACGGTCGAGAAGATGACCTAGGGGACATCATCAAGGGCAGATACCCTGATATGATGACCTCAAGCGAGATCGGTTGTACGACCTCTCATCTTAAAGCAATCAAGCAGTTCTACGAAAGCGGAGAACCGTATGCTATTATGATGGAGGACGACTGTAATCTTGATCTCGTCCGCTTCTGGAACTTTACATGGAGGGACTTTTACTGTAAACTTCCTTATGACTGGGATGTCTGTCAGATTGCTATCATCTGTACAGGTGATATACAAATCAAAATTCATAAACGATTTGTTAATGAGTTCTCAACCGCTTGTTATCTCATCACCAGACACCATGCCGAGAAGATGCTTAAACTTCACGTTCGTGGAGATAAGTATAAACTTGATAATGGTGTGCGTCCTCGTCCTGTTGCCGATGATCTCCTTTATAACTCCGGCAACACCTATGCTCTTCCTTTACTTTTGTACAAGATTGAGTTAGGATCTTCAATCCATCCAGAACATATTGATGTTTTCCATAAGGGAAACTATGAAGCACAATTTAACTTCTGGTCACAGAAAGGTGCTCAAATGTCAATTGATGAACTGATGGATTATGACCCATACTTGGGTCGAGTTTCTGAATCGTCAGCAACTCAACAACAGGGTTGACATAACCGAACAACCCTGCTAGTATAAATACTTAACCTTTTGTCTTTCAGTAATTAAAGTAACAAAAGGTAATACTTAACACGGGACAGTCGAGTCCCTATTCATCTGCGGGTATCCATTCCGCAAGTAACTAAAGGTAAAACAAATGTTTAAATCTGTATTCGCAGCCTCCGCTGCTCTGTTCGCTTCTGCTGGCGCTGCCCTTGCAGGTCCCTACGTCAACGTCGAAACCAATGCTGGTTGGGTTGGCGATGACTACACTGCTGCCACGACAGATCTTCACGTAGGATTTGAAGGAGAAGCAGGTGCTGCTTCTTACTACATCCAGGCTGGTCCTGCAATCGTCGCTGTTGACGGCGAAGAGACCGATACCCAGTTCTCTGGTAAAGCAGGTGTTGGAGTCCCCGTTTCCGATGCTCTCGGAGTATATGGTGAGCTCTCCTTCCTGACCGCTGAAGACGATGATGACTTCGGTCTTGGTGGTAAGTTGGGAGTTAAGTACAACTTCTGATCGTTCATATAGACACGTAAACATCTAGATGTTATACTGGGGGTGCGACGGCATCCCCTTTTTTATGAGAAATTATTTTGTAAGGATCGTTACTCATCCTGCTACACACTTTAATGTGATGTCTATTGGGGTATTGATTATGATTGGGATGCTCCACAACCATGCTCACTTTACGATGGATAAAGATGCAGATGCTTATGTGAGGCAGTGGTGTAGGTCATCAGTAGAAAACAAAAAGACCTGCATCCGCTATGGCGGCAACATGGACTATTGACAAAATTTTATGTTTCCTATATACTATGTAAAGATTTATAACAGAGTATGACATGACTGTAACAACTAATGAGCATGGACAGCAGAATCTGTTTGCTAAAGAACCCCAAATGTATATCTCTAAAACTGACGCCGAACGTTATGGATATGAGTCATACGCGGAGAAAGCAGAGAAATTGAATGGTCGTGCTGCTATGCTAGGAATCATTGCTGGATTTGTTTCTTATGCTGTTACCGGTAACTTTTTCTTTGGTGTTCTTTAATAGACATTTATAATAAAATACGGTATCATACAGTATAGATACTTAACACTTTTTTTGAATTATGACTTTCTCTATTACTTTTCGTACTCCTGAAGGAGAACAAACTGCCACCTGTGAGGATGATCAATACATCCTTGATGCTGCTGAAGAAGCAGGCATTGATATGAACTACTCATGTCGTGCTGGTGCTTGTTCATCGTGTGCTGGTAAGATTGTCTCCGGTACTGTTGATCAATCAGATCAATCATTCCTTGACGATGACCAGATCAAAGCAGGATTTGTCCTTACCTGCGTTGCTTATCCTACTAGCGATTGTGTAATTGAAACTGAAAAGGAAGAGGAACTTTATTAATGGAAAACTCTTTACTTGAAATTCTGACTTATTATGTGATTGGAGGAGCACTGCTTGTCGGTGCTCCAGGAGTATTCTTTTTCGTAGTCTTCATGTCAGCTCTTCAAAATACGAAGGGTCGCATGGTAGGTTATAAAGACCACAAACAGTATGGTGACATCTCATCTTATGAGAATGCACCAGTTGATCAAAGTAAATTTTATTTTGTATTGAATGAAGGTGAATAGATAGAAAACATTTCTAATTATTATGCCTAATCCCAATGCTCTATATGATGATATGGAGAAACTCAATGCTTTATACGAAGAACTTTGCTGGGATTATGATGACGAACTGATGTTTAGTCATGACGGAAGCAAAATTATTATCACAAACAAAACACAGGAAAATCAAAATGAACGAAAACGCAGAACGGATTAATGGTTGGGCAGCAATGATTGGAGTCATTGCCGCAATGGGATCATACGCAGTAACAGGTCAAATCATTCCAGGTATTTGGTAATGGGATTCCTTGCCGTAGCATTATTCATGTTAATTCCAATTGGAGCAGCAGCAATAATGACACCAAAGAGAACAAAGTTATGAGTATAGAATGGGCACAAGCAACTATTTTTTTCTTGGCACCTCTATTCTTTATTCTACTCTTCATAGAAACTAGTGAAGATGATGACGGTCCTCCAGATGGCGGATTAATGACACCCGTATTTGAGGGGGTTTAAATACCCCCTTTTTTTCTAAATATATTAGTTGCTTCATACGGAATGCCAGAGGAAGTTAAGAAGGAAGAACCCAAAAAGAAAGGTATTCTTGGAAAGTTAAAGGAGGCAGCAGATGACAAAGAAGAACAACTTGCTATCCTTTCTACTTTTGTTAGGCTTGGCATCCTTGTTTGGAGCGGCGGAATACTCACGCTCGCTTATATTAAACTTCCCCCCGCACTCGGTATACCAGAGCAAAAGCTAGATCCGACTTTTATAGCCAGCGTCTTCACGGGAGTTTTAGCTACTTTTGGTGTCCAGGCAGCAAAGAAAGCAGGAGAAGGTGGTAGTAATGGTGGCGGTGGAATCAGTAAAGCAGATATGGAGAGACTGATTCAAGCAGCAGCACAAACTGCTCCCGCTCAAACTATTCGTATTGAACAAGCACCAATTCAAATTGGATTTGGAACTGATAAACCATATAAGATGTAAGGTCAGGAACTCAAAACAAGTATAGGTATAAAGGCGTAATAGTTGAATAGATAGTGTAGTCGTGAAAATACAATGAAGTACTTTCTTACGCTTCTGATTACACTATTTTTTGCTATGCCATCGTGGGCAGTAGATGTCTCAATGGGTGCTGGTGGAAACCTGGTGTTTGAACCAAATGAGATCACAATCTCTGCGGGAGACACAGTTCACTTTATCAATGAGGCATTACCTCCTCACAATATTATTGTAGAATCTCGTCCAGATCTTTCAAGAGAAGCATTACTGTTTGCTCCTGGCGAATCACAAGACGTTGTATTTGCTGACAAAGGGGACTATAATTACTGGTGTGGTCCTCATCAAGGAGCAGGAATGACCGGCACAGTACACGTTAATTAATTAATTATGAAAGTTGGAATGATTGGTCTTGGTCGTACAGGAGAGGGTATGTCTCGCCGTATGATTGAAAAAGGAATTGAAGTTTGGGGTTATAGTAGTACTAACTATGAAAATGCCTGTGGACAATACGAAGCAGGATATATTAGTGGGTGTGTAACTTCACTAGAGTATCTTGTTCAAGCAGTTAAATCTGATAGTAAGAAATACACTAGTGTAGGAAGAATTCCTGGTATCTTTCAGATTACACTCCCAGAGCAAAAAACAGAAGACACTCTTGATGAGTTACTACCATTACTTGAGGAGGGTGATATTATTATTGATCATAGCACCAGTGACATAACAAAATGTCAGGAACTTGAAAAATATTGTAGTAAACTCGGTATATCATATATCTTCTCTGGGGTATATGGAGCACCTCATGCTATCAATGCTTGCTCAAAACTTTTTCAATCATTATCACCAGGTAATGTATTATGAGTTTATGTCTTGGAGCAAGTACGATTATCGGAACAGTAACAACTGCAATGCTTGGAGTTATGAGTCCTGATGAAGTGAAAACTTATGTTGGAGTTACTTTAGAACCATATGATAGTCATCAATTAGATCTCAATGAACCTATAGGTTCATTTGGTGTTGAATGGGATGTCTATAAGCATATCAGATTGTTTGCTGAACATTTTTCATCCCCAATGACTTGTGATGATCATCCTGGAGTTAATCATGCTGGTGTAAAATTTTTAGCACCACTATCACAAGATCTTACAGTATACAGTGGTATATCTTTGAATAACTCAAAGTTTGATAGTAATGATAACTTTGAAGGTGCTCTAGGATCTATTGGTATTGAATATGGTAATGATTTAAAACTATTTGCTGAATATCTAGGCAGCATAAAAGAATTTGAAGGTGGCAGAACATCTCTTGGACTTAAGGTATTTTTTAAATGATTGACAGTCCAGAAGCACCCATAGAAGGTGAAGTTGACAAGTGGGGGTTTACTATTAAACCTTCTATTAGTGATGATGAATTGATTCTTATGTGTATAAAAAATGCTCCTTGTGGATCTGACAGAAAACAAGTGATGAAGTTAATTAAAATCTATGAAGAGAAAATTAAATGACTCTAGCACATGTCTTACTTTTCGGATCACTACCCTTTATATGTGCCACCGCATATTTCGGGCACAGAAAAGGTGAAAATAACTATTATGAAACTGACGCCTACAGAGGAAATGGAACAGCGCATTAGAATGAGATTTGCGTTTGCCATGTCATCATTTGGTAGAATGTTTACCCCAAGTAAAATAACATTTGAGATGAGAGCATTATGTAACGAATGGTCTAAAATTGAAGAGCAACCACCTCAAGGTGATTTGTATAAGGTAGATCGTTACTTCGCAGATCTTTGGAGAAATCGTCATGAATAACACTTACTTCACAACATTAATAGTCTTTAGTTCAATAGCAGTTTTTGTATTCTGGGGAATCAACGATGCTTATCCTAATTAGATACACAATGGAACATCAATGGTCTTTGGGTTTGATGTCCTTCACATTGGTATTTGTTCCTATTTTAGGAATGTGGTCGGTGCACAAATATGGTTGGGAGCATTGGGCTCCTTTTAAAAATGAATCTCATTCTTAAACCTCTTGATAATTCAAATGATCCTGTATGGTCAGTGATCTTTATGGTATTTCTTTCTGTTTGTATGGCTCTCTATGTCATTTACTATATACTAGGAGTCGATGAAAGGGAATCCCATGGGAGCAATGACACCACCGAGCAGGAAGAGTTGCTACAACTTCCGAGTGACGGAGATCAATCGTGTCCTTGATGGTGATACTATCGATGTCACTATTGACCTCGGGTTTGATCTATACAAGAAAGAAAGAGTTAGAGTTGCAGGCGTTGATACGCCAGAGAAGAGGACCAAAAACCTAGAGGAGAAGGCACTTGGAATCGACGCAACCAACTGGCTCAAAGAGAAACTGGAATCGACTATCGCTGGTGATGATGAGTTGTCTGTTAGGACTGAACTTGTTGGTGGGGTCGGTAAATATGGTCGCCTTCTTGGGTGGCTTTACATTGGGGACGAGTCTGTGTCCCTCAACGAGCAAATGATTACTGAAGGACTAGCGTGGGCATACGATGGTGGTACTAAACAAAAAGATTTTGAAGAACTTCGTGAGATACGCAGGAGGTT